GGGACAACAGCATGTTTGTTGCCATACGAGCCGCTTCCATGTGCTCTTGGGCGAGTGACGTGTTTCTGATGTCGCATAGATTGTATGCGTACAAAACAAGTTCGCCAAGCGAGGGATTAAAGCTGTATGTTTGGCTGGTTGTCATGGCTTATCTCCTTAAAGAGTGCCATCAACAGCAACCAATACGCCTTCAATATTAACACCAACTGCAATGCTAGTGACGTTTGTTCCAACTTGCCACTGAATGTCCGTTTTTGGTGGATAATAAAATGGATATTCTCTTAAAACAGAGAAGTTTCCAACAAATGGAGATTGAATCACTGCAAGGGCTGCACCTGTATTATTATTTGTTGAAAATACTCGATACAAGGAATTTCCAGACACTGTATATGCTTGACTTGTAAACACATTGGCACGGTTTAAATTAAAACTATAATTGTTTGGAACCGTATAAATTGACATTTGGCTTTTGCCAACACCAATGGCTATTTGAGCGTAAGTTACTGTTCCGGCAATATTTTTCAACGTAATCAATCCGACATTAACTGTGCCAGGAGATGTGGTGTCGGATGTGGTAATAATGCTATTGATACGCAAATAGCTATTAACAGTTGTTGCGCCCGTATAATTCCCTGCCGTAAATGTAATAGATTCGGAAAGAATGTTGTAGCTTGCATCAAGTCCATTGATAGTAATTGTTAAACCCGCATCGGATGCCGATCCGCTAGCAAGAACCATTTGCTGTGCAGTTGTTGGAAAAACATAAGCTGCATTGCTTTCCCAAACTGCAATGGGGGCAGTTGTTGGTGCAACCGCAGCCGTTAATGCTGATTGATATCCAAAAACATTGACTACGGAATGATATGTAATAAGACCGCGAGCAACTTGAAGCTCAAACGGTTCATATTTCCCATTTCGTGTAATGGAATCAACAATGACGCCAGTTTGCTGAATAGTTGCCATAATTAGCATCCCCACTTTTTAAGTGATTTGTTAATCCTGCTATCAGGATCGGCTGCGGCGGCTGCACCAGTGAGCTTGCGCTTCATACCAGTCATTCGCTCGCAAAATGATTTGTGTCGAGGGTTATCGGAATCTTTTGTGGGGGCTTTTAAATTGTGGCCTTCAGCACGAGCAGATTGCCTGCCCTTTTCATTTAAGCCACCAGTGGGAGACTTTCCCTCAGATCGTGTCCATGCTGCGGTCATTAAAGCCTCCAAATGGTAAAGAGGGGAGCCGAAGCTCCCCGCTTGATATTAGTCGATTTCTTTTTCATGGCGGCCTTTAGGCTCCATGCCGTGATGTGCAGACGAAAGCGGGTTCATGTTTGAACCAGCGCGTCCACCGGACTTGCGAGGCTTGCGGTCTGCGCGATGCTCAGACTTGTGGCCTTCAGCGTGACCAAGATGAATCTTCTTCTTCTTGGCTTTGCCGCCGCGCTTATGCTCTTCAGCCTCATGGACTACATGCGAGCCTGCGCCAGCATATACTTCCTTTGGGGCTTCGTCATGATCCATAACGCCCTCAATACCTTCGCCAGCTTTGCCGCCCTTTGCATGGGCAGCGCGGGGGTGATGGTGATGGACGCCCTTGTGAACAACGCCATGATGGCCGTGTTCTGCGTGATGATGTGCTTTATGACCCTTCATAATAGGTCTCCTTACGAGGCGAGGTTGATGCCCTGAACGTAAGTCACAGTCAATGTGCCTACGCCAGAGCCAGTATTGGTGGAAGTAACAAGAAGCTGCACATCAGTTGGGCCACCCGTTTGGAAAGTGGCGTTGCTGATATTGTCCCAGTTTGCAATCTGTGCGGTTGCAGTGCCAGGAACAATCGTGATCAACCCTTTTGTGCCGCCAGCGACAGCGCCAGCAGTTGTAAAGGCGGTCGCAGCAGATGTGCCCGCTGTTGCACCAATACCGAGAGTGGTAGAACTACCAGTCCAAGCCGTAGTAACCATCAGAGACATGCCGATGATCTGGCTTTGAGCAGGAAGCGTAATTGATGTCAGACCACTGGCCTGAGTGATTGGCTCGCTCTGAGACATCACTACATAGCCAATATTCTGCGTACCAATCGAACCACCAAGCGCGGCAAGGTTGCCTGTTCCGTCACTGGTAAGAACGTTACCAGCGAAGATTGGCCCCGTGAAGGCAACTCCAGGCTGTACTGGGCTGCCATTCGGATTGGGATAAAACCCAGGCTGTGTGTCGTTTATGGTCGTAGCCATGACTTATTCCTTTTTACGAGGTTGGGAATGAGCCATAAATTGCGCGCCAGTTATAATAACCGAAGCTGTAGCGCTCATAGCCCTTGACCAGCAAGTTGTCAGTCACGAAATCAACCTGAAGGTCGGTCTCGAACTTAATGCGTTCCATATACGACAGACCTTCGATGTTGGTCAGCAAGAACCAAGCATATGCAGATGTCAAGAAGTCGTTGCTCAGATAACCATCTGGCAAGCCGCCGGCGGTGGTCAAAATAGCGTTGACATCATTATCTGCGGTGCCTGGGCGCAATTCAGTCTTGGTCAAACGAATTGCAACTGGCTCAAGAGCCGGAGGAATAATCAATTTGCGGCCACGAGCGAAGATTTTCAGACCAGCCTGATCGCGGAAGTTTGTACGAATGGCAACCATTGCATTTAGCAGGGTAGCTTCGTTCAAATCAACCTGAGTGGTTGGAGTGTTGGCAATCGTTCCACCATCAATCGGATGGTTGGTCGCGCAAAGTGCTACGCCATCGCCGTTGACTGCGGTGTTGTAGGTGCTTGCGGTGTTCAGGATCGAAGCGCCGTAGATTTCCTTGGTCTGATGGAAAGATTCCATAAGGCCGAGGTTCGAGGGCGTAAACTGGGTCTTGTAAAGGTTATCGTCAATCGCCTTGCGGGTGATGGCATAACCAAGACCAATTTCACTGTGTTCCTGATTGTAGATGTAACGTTCACCAGCGCCGTTATCGAAAGCAGTCTGGCCGCCTTCGCTCTTAAGCTGGGCAAGACCGAGGTAGCGCATTTCTGCGGTACGTTCGAAAGCCATCTTAGAGTCGTGCTTAGTGAAAATTTTGTCATACTGAGAAGGAATCTGCTCGTATTTGCCTTCAACCCCACGCAAGCCTGGGAGGAGAAGGTCTTTAATTGCTGAAAGATTTACAGCCATAGTCCTATACTCCTATTAGATGCCAGCAAGAGCGCGCTGCATTGAGTTATTAAACCCAACAACGATCTTGTTGTATGCTGTGGTGGAATCATTGCCGTTTACGGAAGCAAGTGGGCTGGTAGCACCAGGCACATAGTTCGCAAGAGCAATAATGCGGAAAGGCAAATAGTTGTTGGAAGCAGAACCAGCGCCTGAGTTTGCAATCAGCGAGTACTGATCAGCAAAGAAAGTCGACAGACCATTGGCAGTGTTGCCGTTAGCTTCACCAGTTGCTGTGTAGTCGTTGTAGTTGAACGAGATGTTCTGACCAACGTTTGCAAGACCAACTGCGGTGGCAGTGGTGTTGGAGTTTGCAGTTTGCACAATGAACTGAGCATTCGGATCAGTAACAACATATGCAGTCACGTCGCCGTTGGAGCCAGAGCCAGGCCAGTAGTTGTTAAAGTTCGGATACTTGATTGCTGTACCAAGGTACTTGCAGCCAGCGAACACACCAGCGATTGGCACATACACGGTAACAGTACCAGAAGCGGTCGAAGTGGCGCTTGGGGTCTGTGGGCCGTAGGAAGCGCACACAGCAGTCGTGGTAGAAGCCGAAGTCACCTGATAGGTGCCGTTCAGGTTTACGCCAGATGCAGTGGTTGAGCCAGTGATGGTGATGACCGAGCCAACTGGGGGTGCCCACGAAGAAGGTAAGTTACCAGAGGTCGATGTGCCAGCCGAGAAAGTCACGGTCAGCGTACCAGCGGCGCTGGTAGTGAGGGCGGTTGCAGCAACAGTCAAAGTGACTGGGCCGTAAGCCTGAGTGATGTAGCCAGTGCCTATACCAGTGGTATTGGTTGCCTGTACTACGGGATCACCGAAGAAAATTGGAGTCGTATTGCCGGAAGCGATAGCAAGCTGAGTCTGCTCGTAAGTTGGAGCCGAACCAGTGCCCTGATACTGCGAAAAACCGTTGGGCGCAAAAATGTTGGCCATGACGGGATTCTCCTTTCAGAGAGTTTCCATCATCGCGCACCTGGGGCGAATCTATGAAACGGGAAAAATCGGTTTATCTTCTACACCTGGAGAAGAATGTTTTTACAATAATCATAAAAATAAATTGTTGTCAAACAAAAAAACAGGCCGCCCGTAGGCGACCCGCTGGTATTGTTTATCCTAAGCACATAAATACTACCAAACACACTAAAAGGCGTCAAGCATTATTCTTCAGGAATAATCAATGGCTCATAGCTTTTGCCAACCTTAGCACGAAGGCGTGAATCAGCGCGGCCAGCAAACAAAGGCTCGCTTGCTTTAAGCTGCTGCTCTTTATGAGTAACCTCATTACGGGCTTTGCGATATTCGCGTTCCTTCACCATATTGGTGATTTCCTCTGGACGCTCCATAAGCATCATGCCTTTGCGCTCGATTGCGCCTGTGGCTCCGGCTTCCATCATCTCAGGGTGCCGTGTTGCAGGAACGGGCTGCCAGCCTGTGCTCTTAACATGGTTTTGATGCGAGCGATCCTCCATATTCATAGAAGAAAACCGCTTCCACTCGTATGACCAGCCATCGGGGGGAGCCGGAACAGCAAAGTCATCAACACCATCAGCATCGAAGTCTGCTCCAGTTCCAAGAATTTCAGCGGCGCGGCGTTTTGCGGCAGCGCGTGGATCATCCTCACGAATTGAGGGGCGCATTTCTCTAGGTGCCATTAGTTCAGTTTCCCTTCTTTAATCAATGCAACTTTATTGCGGGCATATTCCTGATCGGTCATGCCCATCATTGATGCCATTTCACGTTCATCCGCCGAAAGGCGAACAATATTTGGTTTAGTGCCGGAATTATTTGTTGAAGTCCGAGACACGGGTGCAGAAGGCGGGGCTGTCCGTTGCCGCTGCGAAGTTGGGTTAGATGCAGATGACAATGGTGACTCCTGTTCTTCATTTGGGGTGTTTCTAATGTTTAATGACCGTTCAATAGTGCTAAAATACTCATCGGTATCAAACTCAATGTTATCGGCGGCGGCCATTTCATGCGCTGCAACCATTTTCTTAAACAAGCGCGGGTCTCGTGCATATTCTGGATGGCGGCGAACCCAATCCGCAGAGCGCGGACTAAGAGTACTAGCCAGAGCCTCGACAGGATCATTCTGTTGGACAGGCTGCTGTTTTGGGGCTTCGCGCATTTGCTTTTCATAAGCCACACGGCCTTGCTCAAGCTGCAATTTATTCAATGCAGCCGTTGCAATTTCACTTTGAATCTCAGCAATTCGGTCAACGTCCTGCTCTGCAAACGCCAAACGAAGGTTTTGCTTCATAATTTGTTCGTTGCGTTTTACAGTATCAATCGCATTGTCGATTAGTTTAAGATTGGTATCATCAACCTCGCCCTTTGCCTGATTAACACGATTTGTTGCCTCTTGAGCATTGCGCTCTGCTGCAAATCGCGCCTGGCGTTCTGCTTCAAGCTCTTTTTTTAGAGCCTGAATACCATCATCGACTGACAATTCAGGTTGCTTTTTAGGAGGATCAGCCTTTTCAACGACTATTTCTTCTTGTTTTTCGCTTTCCAATGGTTCAAGTTCAACCTTGAAGTCATCTTCCGGAAATTCAATAT